GATCTCGCCCGCCACGATAATTTTTCCTTTAGTAGCCATAACCTCACACGCTACGCGTGATGCTTTATCTTTTCTAAGGCATTCATCCAAAATATTGTCAGCAATAATATCGCACAGTTTATCAGGATGTCCTGCACATACACTTTCTGCTGTTAAATATCTCTTACTCATCTCACATCTCCTTATCATTATTTACCTCTACGGGCAGTCAACAGTCGTTCCATTACATCATCCTGTGGATTTGCACCGGAATACTCTGTCGCACAGTTTTCACGAACGATCTGATATATTTCCATCCAGAGTCTGTTGGTTTGGCTCATAAAATTATGGCTCATGGAAACGTATGGACTTTGGATAGCGTTGCCAGTAGTTGGATGTTTAGCAAGAAAACCAAACTCACTTATTGCTTCCTCACACTGTATCCACCTAGCAGCACTCATGGCATATCTTTCTAATAGCTGTGGTAGAACTAGATGTGCACACCCTCGCTCCTCAAGCCATTTCCACGTAAGCTCATAAATTTCGCTAGCTACTAATGTTTTACCATCCTTTTGTACTGCTGAAAGCATAGCCCTTGGCTGTGGCATCTCCTGTCCTTGAAGTTCTGCGGTGTTTTTAAATTCAATAACTTCCAGTTTTCTTTTACCGGGATTTCCCTCAGCGATTTTATCTATAAGTGCTTTCTTTTTCTGACCAGATCCAATACGGGCACCACCTCGATTTGATATTGTCAAGATTAGTTGACACATTTTTCTCAAGGATATCACTGACTATGCCGCCCGCTCCAAAGTCTCATAATACTGCCTGCGTTTTACTGCAGGAGGAACCCCTCCATTGGCAGAGCAGATCCTCCGGTTATTCCAGTAGCTGAGGAAGTATCTCCAAATGAGTACCTTTAATTCCTCTACAGTCATCTGCTTTGTATCATAACGGTCATAAAGGAGCTCTGTCTTCATTCTGGCCCACATACTCTCACAGCGTGCATTATCATGGCAGCGCCCTCCCGCGCTGTTCATGCTTTGGTGGATATGATATTTCTGGATAGCTTGACGATAGGCTTCGCTGGTATACTGTGCCCCACGGTCGCTGTGGATAACAGCGCCTTCCAACGTGGGATAAGCAGTCAGGGCGTTTTCCAGTGTTTGGATACACAAATCTGCTTTCATGTTTGTTTCCATTGCCAGACCGAGGACGCTAAGATCAAAGCAGTCGAAAATCGCAGATACATACAGTTTTCCATTGGATGCCGGGATCTCTGTGATATCTGTAATGCACTTTTCTAATGGGACATCGGAATGGAAATCCCGCTTCAGCAGATCATCCGATTTCATGGCTTCCCGGTCTGCCTTTGTGAGTCCATTCGGTTTTCTTTTTGGCCGATGACTCAGACCGATTTGATCCATAACCCGGTATACAGTCCGCTCACTTGGGATATGCACTCCCTCCGGCTGTTTCAGCAACAGTGCCTGATACATCCGGATCCGTCCGTAAGTATCGTTACATTCGTCCTCGTTGATGATTTCTTTCATGGCATCTGCCAAATCCTGGTACTTCCAAGGACGGTCTTTATTCGCAAGATATTTATAGAAACCTTGCCGGCTGACACCAAGCATCCGGCAATAAGATGAGATTTTCCCGGTAATCCTGCCGTCTTCTGTTTTCAAAGCCAGAAATATCATTCTCTGGTTTTTGCTGACTTCCGACGGCTGGCGGCGAAAAAAGCGCTGGCTTCCTCCAGAAATTCGTTTTCTTCCTTCAAGCGGCGAATTTCTTTATCCTGCTCCTTTACCCGCTTACGCAGCATAGCAATCTCTTCTGACAGGCTCATTGCACTGGCAGGGGTATGGGAGCCTTCCCCGATATCTAACTTACCGGCCCTTACAGCTTTCAGCCAAGTATGGATAGTTCCTTCAGGGATTCCTAATTCTTTAGCAGCCTTAGCGCCACCGATTTCTTTGGCAAGTTTTACTGCTTGTACTTTGTATTCATGGTCATATTTACGTGCCACTTTGAATACCTCCTTATTCTCTTGGTTTTATTATGGAATCCTTGAGAATAAGCTGTCAACTTTTTTTATACCACACCAATTTGTACCATCTTTGGCCATTAACTCACCTCATTTCTTATTAAGGGGGTATTACCCCGTTTGAAACTGCGCCTTTTTGCACGAAGCCCCACGCCCGTTGTCCACTTAAAAGGCTGTAGAGATTCGACTCCCCCCTACCGGGATGGCCAACGGTCTCCATCTCTTGCTGTGATAGCAGAGTGACAAGGAGTACAAAGAGCCATTAGGTTGCTTTCATCGTGTGTCCCACCTCGTGCCAAGGGGAGGATATGATGCACTTCAGTTGCTGGTGTCAGCTTTCCTTGTCTTTTACACTCTTCACATAGTGGATGGACTGCAATGTAACGGTCACGTATTCTTTTCCATGCACGACCGTAACGCTTCCTCGTTTCAGGATCTCTCTGATATTTTTCATAACGAGAAGCTTCCTTTTTGGCATGCTCCGGACAAAAACGTCCATCTGTCAGTTCCGGACAACCAGGAGAAGAACATGGTCGTTTTGGTTTCTTTGGCATTTCGTACCTCCTTTGGACATGCAAAAAGCCCCCGCGGTATTTCCACGAAGGCTCTCTACAATTTTTCACAATACCATTGTATTATGGATTTCTAATAAAATCGTCCATGATATTACTCATTACTTTCCATAGAGTAGTAGCGCAAGATGCTGAAGCGCTCGATTCTTTTTGTTGTATGCAGAAGAACGTTCAATATTGAAGTGATCACAAATGTTATACACTGCATCAATCTGCTTTTGTTCATCATCCAAATAAAACTCCTTTAACACATACTGCTCATCTTCTGTTAAAGCATCCCATGCCGGTTGAAACCAGTCCATGTATTCCAGTGCTTGACGATAACGTTCTTTCAATACATCAATTTCATTGATGCAGGCAATGAGCCTTTTCTCTCCAGCTTTTGGATCATGGGTCGATGGCATGCCATTGATAACTGGAGAAGCTGGGGAACTCATTTCTTCGTTGAGGGTTGCAATGTCCTCATCGGTATGTTCTATGATGTACTTCATACTGCTGTAATCTTTTAGGGCGTTAATTGCCGCTGCTCTTTTATCTAAATATTGCCAGACAATGTTCATTTTATCAGACCTCCTTTAGTGTGGCTTTAACCGCATCTATCAGTGCGGATTGAGTATTGTTTTTATCATTTAGGGCTTTCATTACACGTTCATCAATGGTGCCTTTGGCAATCAAGTGGTGAATCACTACCGTTTTTTTTTGTCCTTGTCGCCAAAGACGAGCGTTAGTTTGCTGATAAAGCTCTAGGCTCCAAGTTAGACCAAACCATATAAGAGTTGAACCTCCAGCTTGCAAGTTCAGTCCATGTCCTGCTGATGCTGGATGGATGGCTGCAATAGGGATTTCTCCATCATTCCATCTCTTAATAGAATCGCTAGTGGATAGCACCTCAACCTCAAAGCGTTTTTGTATTCGTGATAAATCATGTTTAAACCAATAAGCAATTAGAACTGGCTTGCCATTAGCAGCTTCGATTAAGTCTTCCAGTGCATCCAGCTTACGGTCATGTATATAAAGTACTGTACCTTGATCATCATAGACTGCTCCGTTGGCCATCTGTAGGAGTTTACCCGAAAGAGCTGCTGCATTGGCTGCAGTAATTTCCTCGCCTTTAACCGTTGCAATTAAATCACGCTTCATAACGTCAAGGATTTTCATTTCTTTTTCAGATAGCTTTACATCTACTTCGTTTATAACCAGCTCAGGCAGCTTCAGGTAATCTGCTCCTTCCATGCTAATAGTGATATCAGATATTAGCCTATAAATTGCTTCCTCTGCTCCCGGTTTGGGCTTGTAGGAAAAGATCACTTGTTGATTACGCTTATCTGGTACAAAATAATCCTCTCGATATCTACCAATAAACCTACCTAATCGCTGTCCCATATCTAATAAGCGATACTGTGCCCACAAATCCATTAATCCATTGGAGGATGGGGTTCCAGTAAGTCCAACTATTCGATTTACCTTTGGCCTGACTTTCATTAAACTTTTAAATCTTTTGGCTTGATGCGATTTAAAAGAGGACAGCTCATCAATTACCACCATATCAAAATCAAATGGAATTCCACTTCTTGAGATTAGCCATTCCACATTTTCTCGATTGATAATGTAAACTTGAGCTCTTTTCATAAGGGCTGTTTTTCTCTGAACTTCCGATCCCACTACTACGGTGTATTTAAGGCCCTTGAGGTGATCCCACTTTTCAATTTCTGCTGGCCACGTATCTCTGGCAACTCGAAGTGGTGCAATAACCAGAACCTTTCGGACAAGAAAACTATCTAATGTTAAATCAAATATAGCTGTTAAGGTTATAACACTCTTACCTAATCCCATATCTAAGAGCACTGCTACTATAGGATGATTGAGGATATACTCAGTGGCATAAGCCTGATATTCATGAGGCTTGTATTTCACGAAGTATCCCTCCAATCTGTTCTATGTTATCCAGGCAAAATACCAAAAAGCCAAGTGCTTCTAACTGTCTTTTTCGTTTTTCCTGTAGAGGCCTTAAAGATTTACCTAGTGCTTTTACCTCTACAAATGCAGCTTTTCTATTAGGTAACAAAATCAATCTATCTGGCATTCCATCAAAACCTGGTGATACAATCTTTAGTGCAATGCCGCCTATATCTTTCACTGCTTTTACCAGTTGCTGTTCAATCCATTTTTCTCTCATATATCCTCCATGTTCCCTAAATCCAAAAAGTCTCTATACGCGCGTATATACGC